ATCAGCCTTCGCGAGATTTTCGCGCGTCTGCTTGATCTCTGCCAGAAGCTCAGCAAATCCGGCTTGGTCAGACATGGGAGCGCCCTTTCAGTTGAGACAACAGACCGCGCAGTTCTTTCGCGACGTGTAGTTCATCGATTGGCAAGTCGAGGAACGGCGGCAGATAGTCGTCATCCTTATTGTCATCAGCTCCGGGCGGTCCCTTCGGGTCGATCTTGTCGCGCCATGCGGCGACGATGCGCGCCTTGATCTTTCGCAGCTCATCGGCCGAATACGCGCTCTGGTTGCGGGGCATGTTGATATAAGACCATGCGGCTCTGATATTTCGCTCCGTGTGAATCGGATAACGCTTGACCTTGTCGTCCTGATAACCTGGATCGGCATAATCAACATCGCCCCACGGCTTGCGCGCGTCCTTGCGCGCATCAATCAACGCGTCGAGCCCTTGATTAACCAGAATATCGATATCGTCCTCATCAAGGCCATACGTCCACAACGCAGATTCGATATCCGACTTCACATGGGTGATGCGTGCATTCGCGTTTGCAGGCATCGCGACAATCGAGCACTCGCGCAGCGTCGCCTTGTGAATGATCTTGCGGCCATTGCGATCAAACTTGATGGCGTTACGGTCTGTGATCAAGAAACCGACTGACAGGCCCGTGAGGTAACGGCGCTTCATCAGCGCATAGGTTTCGCGCGCCTTTTCGACCTCCAGGACAAGTTCGCCTTCAACAAGAAGCCTCGCGCCTTTCTGGACGACGGACGTCCAGCCACCGACAAGTTGCGTGCGGTCATGATCACGGAACAACTTGACGTCCGGCATGCCCTCTTCCGTCTTCGGAATCGGATTGAAGGCTCCGGCTTCGATGATATCGCGCTGTGCATCCAGATCATCGGTTGACGCCACGCCCGAAAATGTCGCGGCGTCACTTTTTTCTTGATTAGTTTCAAATGCGCAATTCAGGCTCTTGTAATACATGGCATGCGCCAAGCCGTAGGGCTTCGATGCCAGCAACCATAGGCCGCTCCATCAAGAATATTCGTGAGTCGTGGAACCTAGCTGGTATGGTAGAGTGGTGTACAACGGCAATTCACCACGTCCTCCGCTCCTGCGCCTAGTGATTGATCACTGGGGTACATCATCGGCCCGCTCTCGGCTTCAAATGGTTCATCAACCGGGATTGTCACGCCATGCAAGGCCGCGTGACTCTCACGCACGCGCTCGTCTGAGGCGGTCCACCATGTCTTGCTGACGACCGGGGGGCGGCGGGCCTTCATCGCCTCCCACCCGGCCGCCATCGCCGCGTTGTGGGTTTCGGTCCGGGAAATTCTGGCCGCCCGTCCGCGTGAAATCTCCGGAATGTCACGATAAATGCGGGCGGCAATGGTCTGGTTGCTCTCGCCGTTGCGGACGCCCCGCATGACGATTTCGCGGATTTGTTCGACCAGCGCATGCGAGATATCGGCGATGCGCCGACCGGCTCGCCGCTCCATATACGCCAATTGATCGGTCAGGAATTGGCTGAGGCCCGTTCGCGCCGCCTTTTCTTCCTTCTGATGATAGCTCGCGGTGTAGATGTCGCTGTAGACTTGGCGATAATGTCGCCGCAACATCGGTTCTCCGCGTTGCTGGATGTAATGCTGCGCCGCGATGCTGCCGCGTGCCATCTGCAAACGGATGCCCGCGCAGATCAGCGGAAACTGGTGATAATGCAACCGCTGCTCTGTTCGATCCAAGTAAGCCTGTATGAGCCGATCATCCTCGACGTCGATCAACATCAGACATAAGCCGCCTTTCGCTCCGGCTCCGCCTCAAAGCCCCACGCATGCCAACCACGACGCGGTGGTCCGATCCTGTTAAGTTCGATCTTCGGCAGGTTGGGAAAATAGGCTTCGATCATCTCCAAGAATATTTCCGGTTTCTCGGAATGGCCACGCCTTGGCCCTTCCATCAACGACTCCCATTGCTGACCCTGCGCCGGACACGGCGGATTGCCGCGCACGCCCAGCAACAGGATTTCATGCTTGTTGCGACTCCAGTAGCCGGGACCGATGCGGTCCTTGGCCCACACGAAATGGCTCTTGTAGAGGAAACCCCAGGCTGTCAGCACCTCCAGCGCTTGCGGCAACATCGGCTGGGTCGCCCATAAGAACAGCGCGCAATCGTCCGCCGCGATCGAAACCACATCGCGCGCCTTGATTACCTCTAGCGCCGACGTGGGATAGTGGTTATCGGCAGCCCGGTCCATGCCGGTGATGCGCGACCACGGTTCGAACCGCCATTCCGGATCGGCAAGAATCACGCCGTATTTCTTCGTCGGCAAAGCCACAATGCATTTTGATAGCTCGATCTCGCGGGCGTCGCGGCGGCGTTTCCGTTCGTCATGGAGCGCGGTGATATCACCGATCGACTTCCCCGACATGATGGCCTTCTGGCCTTGCTTGATCCGGGCCTTCTTTTCCCACTCTGGCAAAAGGTGAAACGCCTCATAGCGTTGTGCGGCCGAAGTCGAGATGCCGAAGCTCGCCAGCACCTCTTTTTTCGTCTTCCCGCCGACCGGAAGTTGAACTTCGATACCGGGACCGACCTTATGGGCCTTCTCGATCTGGAGGCTCAATTCGCCGAGTCGATCCTCTGCGCGCTTTCTGATCGCCCATGCGTTGGCCTCCAGCTCCGAATTCCGCGCTTGACGCGCGTATAGCTCCAGCGCTTCCATCTTGTTCTTGATGTCCTTGACCTCATCGAGGCGGGCCGCATCCGCAAGCGCGGCGCAGGCCGTGTCATATTTCACCAATTGCAGCATGGCTTATGCTCCTCCCCCACTTGCGGCTGGCGCTCCCCTCGCCTCCGGTGACAGGATGTTCGAAACGTTGCCGCCCTGCACTTCGATCGCGAGCCGCTTCAAGCGCAGTTCTTCAAGCAAGACCGGCACGTCGGCGGTGTCGTCGTCCTCGTAGCGCGGATAGCCGAGCAACTGCCGCTGCTCGTTGACCGACAACATCGTGGCGCGGGCGGCCATGTCGGTCATGTCCTGGCGAGCGCGGATCATGGCCGGGATGTGCTCCGTGTCAGCGATGATCTCCGCACCTGACGACATGAGCGCATGATTCAAGCCGGCAATGTAAAGGTTGATGTAACCCGGCAAGACCGTATCCGTGAGCAATCCTACGCGGGCCATGGCGAGATTCGAAAACGTATCGCTGCCGGGAATCCCCACCAACTGCGTCGGCACACCGAACGTCATCACCACATCGCGGGCGAGGCTGTCCTTGATCGAGACCGACAACGCCGAGGCTGGATCATCATTGAGCCGGGTCAAATTCCACTTGGCGTTCGCCGTGACCAACACGCCACCGCTCTCGGTCTGCCCGGTCTTGAATTGGCTGATGCGGTCCTTGATGTCCTTCACCGCCGCTTTCGCAATCTCGCTTTCGGTCGACAGGAGCCCGGTGATATTGGACGAGTTGTTGACGATGTCAGCGCACCTTTGCAGGATGCGGGTGAAGACCTCGCCGGGGGCGGCGGCGATCGCGGCCGGGGACCGGTCCGTGGTCCGGTTGAGCGCTGGACGGCGAATATAGATCACGTCACTATCGCCGTTTTCGTCGACTTCAAAAAAGCGGATTCTGCCCTCCTCTGCGACCTGAAAGCCTTCGATCATGCGCGATCCTGGTGGATAGATCGGCGTGACGTCGGTCGGCGTCAGCGGCCACAGTTCCAAGGTGCCACCGCCCGCGCCGCGAACGCGCAGAACAAAAGCCTTATTGGCGACGGCGATGGAGGCTGCTACAAAGTATTGCAGCGCGGGTCCCGTCCATTGCGGATTCGGCCGCCGCAGCAATTGCAGCACGTCCATTTCTGGCGCGGCAAGTTGGGTATTGGGTCCGCGTTGAATGATCAGCGGCACCGATGACGCCATGGAACCAATTAGATCAACAGCTCTCCACAAATAAATCGACCTAACATATTCGCGTGCCATATCCGCGTTAAGCCGTTCCAGATTCGCGCAAGGCCCGGTCGCCGCTTCAGACGTCACCTCAGACGTTTGCGCTGGCGCAGCTTTGCGTTGGAA